CGAACCGACTGCACGAACGAGTTTGAGGTTGGTAGTATATGCTAGGAAGTTTGCAGCAGAATAGAAGTCTACTGCATTAGTGCTATTTGGTCCACCGAACTTACTTACAAGTTCGTTTTCAGATCCAATAGTAACGATTTCTTGCGCTGGTCCCCATGCGAAGTTGCCAACGAATGCACCAGCAGATGTTGAAACTGCTGGAACTACATTAGTAAGGTCTTGCTCGGTAACTAGGACTCCAGGCGATAACTGAAAAGCCATGTTTTTCTCCTTATGTTAAAATGATCAGTTTCATTTTATCTTTTATTTATAACTCATGTATTTTGTGTTTATCGATACGATGTATCGACTTTCCAATAATCACCCCCAGCAATAAAAACTTCTTCTTCAGTACCACTAATAATAACACCAAAGGGGGTAAGGTCTTCTTCAATTTGTCTCATTTGATTTGCATATAATTTCTCACGAATATCTATGTCTGTCAAATCTTTAAAGTATGTGTTTGTGGTTAACCATCCGAACAGTACTAGGCACATTGCTAAGTCGTCATGATAACCTTCGTCTGCTTGATACGATCCTGCCTTTTCAATAAACGTTGACAACTCGCTGATTGTATCAGCATCAAAAATTTGTAACTTCATTTCTTCTAATAACGACTTAAACGTAAAACAACCTTGTCTTTTGACCTGCTTTGACATCTTGACACCAAAGGTTGTCGTTCTGCCAAATCCAGGAGACAGGTATTGTTTGTTCGCATCTCGAGCAGTGGTAAGAATATTATCATATTCTAAGTCGCTATGTAAAATATCAGCGACTTGCTGCCCAATATCATTAACTTCAATCAATACGTGTGCGGAATTATAATCTCTCGCTACTTTATTTATAATATTAGGAAACAGTAGTGGAGCAATCTTGTTGTCTCGATACTTCGCAACCATCTTATATGGCACTGTAGTAACGTCGATAACCACTGCAGTGGAGTAGTCTCCGCCGATACCTCTGGCAGTGTCGACCGTCATCGTATATGCTCGGTCTGGCATAGGTTCTTCGAAGATATCCAATCCATCTTTAGTATAGACGGGATCGATAGAACTCATATTACCAAGAGTCTTAGCATTAATAAGCGTATTGCTTGATCCGAGGAAGTTACACATAACTTCCTGATTGAATTTCAATTCACCAAGAAGTCTTAGTTGTTCTTCTGCCCATGCATCATCGCGCCCTGGAATTTCAGTGTATGGAATGAACATAGGCACAAAACCATTTGCGCCCTTTTCTGCTTCGTTCCAGAATTTCCAGAAGTGGTTATACCCCAGAGGTGTTGAGGTCAGAAGGATCTTAGTTGTTTGACCCGCAGAAATCGTAGGATAAACTGAAGCGAAGAACTGCTCAGCAACAGTGTTTGGAATAATCGCTGCTTCGTCGATATACAACCAGTTAACAGACTTACCACGAATACCGCTGGTAGTTGTCGCCGAAGTAAATACCTTCGATCCATTTTCTAATTCAATGTCACCCTTGTTCCAAGTTTTTACGCCTTGTTGCATCCACAGTGGTAAGTTCTCATACATGCCTTGGTAACGAGACATAACTTCTCTGGCAGCAGAGGTTTTGTTCGCCATAATAGCGACAGTCTTGGCTTCTTGGAAAAGCGTATACCAGAGGATACATGCAGCGGATGTGATGGTCTTACCTTGCTGACGACCCTCCATAAGAATCGCTTTACGATTGTTCAGAATATGAGCGACTTTTCGCTTCTGGCAATCATAGAGTTTGAATAACTGAAGACCGTGATCGAGAGTAACGATCTGGCAATAGTTCTCAATAAAATAAATGGGATCTTCTTGGCACAACTCGAGTTCTGCCAACTGCTCCATTGTAAAACTATGCTTATGCCCGATCGGTTTTAAATTAATATTACCGTGATACGAGGATTCTTCTTCAGTCATGATCAATTATTTTTGCCTTCTCTGCTTTCAATGCTTTCAAAAGATCCGCAGTTGAACCAGCAAACACAATATTATTCTGGGTTTCAATATTACCCTTTGCTGGTTGCTGTTCGCGCAATTTCTTTTTCCTTGCCTGAAGATCCAATAGATCCTTAGCAGTATCGCCAGTTGTTTTTATCAATTGTCCGACAACTTCATAGGCGCGAGGACTGTCGCTGGCAAGTGCAACGTTTAACATTCCGTCAAGTGCTTGTTGACTTTTGTCGATAAGAGTATTAAGTTTCTGCCTTGCGACTTGATAATCATCCTCAATATCATCACCCGTTGGTATATACGCAACTGGAACTTGAATTGGGGTAGCAGGTGGGATAACTACTGCAGTTGATACTTGCTCAGTCTTAGTCCCAAAAATCTCATCTAGTTTTTCATAGTTATTCGAAGAACTCATCGAATGTCTCCACATAGTCCCACGCACCAATTTCAGGTGTTACGTCGGATGGTGATGTTGTCACTGTATATTTTTGTCCATTGTTGATATCAACTATATCATTTGCATATGTATTTGCAATAGCAGTTCTAATGATACCTTGAAGTTCGACTGGACCGTAAAAATTCAATCCAAGTTTGAAATTCAATGTCCAAATGATAGACTGTCTTTGGGCAAAATCGCCCTCGTATTGATCCTCATAATCGATACCCTCCAGAGTTATTTGCAAATCGCGTTTGATTCCCATCTCTGGAATATCATTAATCGTGACACAAAAATCTGGATTAAAGAATGGCAAGATCTGCTCAATAATTTGCAAACCATCATCTTGGTTCTTTGCAAAAATAAAAAGAGAAATATTCATATCGTATGGAGTGCTGGTAAATTGTGATCGCAATTTATTGGTATCATCGCCTGCACCAACAGCAACGTTTTTGGTAAGTATGTTAATCTTACGGGTCGGATTATAATTGAGTCCAGTGATTTCAAACCCAATTCTTGGTAGTGTAATTGCAGTGCTTGCTGGATCCGTCGTAGGAACCGAGGCAATACGAGCAAGGAATTTTTGTTTGGTGGAATATGCTAATGGAACACGAAGACTCTGTGCAAATTCACCAGCAGAGTTCTTGCGCTGCACAACTAGGTTGTTAAAGATAGTACCAAATGCAATAATCGCTTTGCGAATATGCGAGTGATAGAAAAATTTACCTGCGAACATTTACTTTCTCACTAAAACTTCGCCGAATGGATTGATAGACGTAAAGTCCAGAATTCCATCAGCATATGCAATATTGTCGTAATCTTCATTATTTGCCAGAGGATCAATATCAGTCACCGAGTAACCACCCAAGATTAGCGAATCGCCAGAATTTAATAGTAAATTAAATCCGCTATTCAACAAGAACTGGTATGCATATTGGTCCTGTGACTTATCGTCGATAACATCAATTTCTGGATTGCCAGTAATAAATCTTTCAGAACTATATTCGAAGACTTCACATTTCAGTTTGAATACGTTAATCTTGCCTAGTTGGTAGAACGGATTAAGAAAGTCAACAAACTTGATTTCAAAGAAAGTTTTGGTCTTTGGAAAATATAGAATGTCACCTTCTGACGGTCTTGTTGTCAGTTGTAGATTCTCGGCGTTATTCGCGACTGATTCTTCCCAACGTCTCTTAGAAACTACAAAACTTGCAGATGCTCTAAACTCAAATCCGAACTTAGTGAACAGATCGCCCTCACCCTCAAATCCTTCTACATTCTCTAGATACATTTCCAGAGGATAGAATTGACTGAAATATGATAGAGGATCTTCGCCGAAAATTGGATCTTGGTTAGCAATAGTTCTCGGAAGATAGTAAACATCGTGACCATAAATCTTCAAACTTTCAATGACAAGATCCTCCACCAAACGTTGTTCGTTTGTGGTTCCCGATGTATTTCCAGATTGAAAGTAGAAGTTAGTAGGCATCTATTATCCTGTATAAAAATCGACAGGAAGTTCCGACTTGAGTTGCATTTCGTTTTCGATTTGTTTAATCTCGTCGACTGCTTCGTCATAGACTTGTTGACCGTTTAGAACAACACCACCTGGAAGTTGGATTCCACCGAACTTCTTCATGTTCTCACCCCATTGACGTTTAATCAATGCAGTGGTATACATTTTCAAGAACATGTCATTATAGACTTTAGTATATTCTGATGGATCTAGAATACGATAACACTCGACGATAATGTGGTCACCGACTTGGAAAGTATCGTTCCAATTTACGTCGATATAAAGTTTATCTGTTTTTCTGTTGAACCTAATCGAACGCTGTCCAGGAAAAATCTGGTCATACATTTGCAGAGTTGTTTTAACTTGCGCATAGTAGATAAGGTCTGCTGCCAAAAGATTATACATGTCGTTAAGTCTAAATTGATAGACCAAGTTGAACATGTTATTTGGATTTTCCATACCATCTCCAGGAGCATTGAAATTGAACATCTTGATGATGCCAATTACTGAGTCTGGAATAGGAATATATTGTTTATCTACATCACCTGGAGTATAGAAGTTTGTCGTCGCAAGTGCGCGAGTGAACCCTGAAGTAAGACCAGTTACATTTTCACCTGCTTGGAATACACCCTTTGTCGTATCAGTTGTGGCAGTAGTTCCATTAAGCGAAAGTAAATAACAAGATGCACCTGATGTTTCCCCGACGATTTTTTCGCCGAGTTCAAATGACGGAGAACTTAGTCCACTAAATTTGAGAGTGTTGCCCGTGATTTGATGCTTCAGATAAGTTCTTTCAACACCATCGAAATGGTATTCTTGAAAATACTGTAGTGCATCATCGACACGATCTTCTATTTGATCTTCGTCGACATTAATTTCAATTACTGGAAACCCAAGTCTACGAAGGCAGTAATCAATTAGTCCTTGTCTGGATGAAATGGTCATTTGTTATCCTCTATTTCGGACTATTTATAATGATCCCATGTCATACACTGTAGGATCTACCCCTGCAAGATCGCCTAAATCGATTGTTCCTGGAATAGTAAAGAAATCTGGATTATATCCACCGACTTCGATAATACTTCCGTCGGTTTTTTTAGAATATAATGTTCCGTCTGCTAAGTTTACTGCAAGTTCTCCGACTGCAATTTGTCCTGCGGTGGGGACTGCATTAGAAGTTTCACTTCTTTTGAGTTGGATTACTGTTGTCATAATTAATTCAATAGAGTTCCTGCTGCATCATAGATATTGATTCTGAAATATGCGCTTGAGTTTCCGTCAAGAAGATCCGCATCTAGACCAGATCCAGTACCATCAACGGTTTTAATTGCATCAAGCATATTCGTAGCGGTAAACGATCCACCCAGAGAAACTGCAGTTCCTGCTAAAGTGATTGCGCTGTTTGCTAGTTTATTATTAGCAATTGAACCAGCAAGCATCGTATTGGTAACTGAACTAGTATCAGTAGTATAGACACCGTTAGTTACGGATGACGCATTACCTGTGAGAGCGCCCACGAATGCAGTTGAAGTGACCGAAGTCAATCCAGCAAAGGTTGTTACAGTTCCGCCAAGACTTACATCTGTCGAACCAATTGTGACTTTGCTATTTGTTAGAGAAGCATTGCCGATATTCGATAGGGTATTTGATGCACCACTGATTGTTTTATTGGTTAATGTATCAGTAGTAGCACGTCCGACCAGTGTATCCGTGCTTGTTGGTAAAGTCAGCGTACCAGTGTTAACAATACTACCAATTACAGGACTTGTTAGAGTCTTGTTTGTAAGAGTTTGCGTTGCTGTAGTGCCAACAACTGGAATATAGTTGGTGCCATCTACTGTGTATTCCCAGACATCACTGGTTTCATTCCACTGAAATGCAACATTAGTAGAAGTACCACGTTCGACTTCGATACCAGCATTTTGTGAAGGAGTTCCCGCTTCGTTACTATTTAAAGTAATGATATTATCAGCAAGATTGATTGTTTCGGTATTTACTGTAGTTGTGGTTCCAGAAACAGTTAGATTGCCGCTTACCGTGACATCATTAAAAGTAACATTAGATGCAGTCCCAACTGCCTGACCAATAGCAATTTGACCGCTGGTAATAGTAACACCAGTTCCAGCGCTGATATGAGCGCGAACATCTGTTGCACTTGGACCAGTATAAGTAATTACACCCGTCGAACTGTTATATGCTAGTGAACCATCACCACCAGAGTCAGTTACAGATACAGCACCACGGGCAAGAGCATCTGTATATTGAGTAATGGTGGATGAAATTGCGCCACTAGTAATACTAATACCTGTGCTTGCGCTAAATGCATCTCTTGCTCTGGTAGTTGTAAAGTAGAGGTTTGTTGAACCTTCTGTGATTTCGTCACTGTTATCTTTAGTCTGAATTGCTGAAGTAACATATGCTTCAGTTGCCAGAGGTTTGCCACCAGCAGTGGTACCATCATGAACAACTACAGTATCTTTTGTTGTGTCGACAGTGACTTCACCAACAGCACCCGTAAAGGTTGAGTGCTGAACGGTAGTTCCTCTTCTAAGTTGTAAAATCGTTGCCATTTTTATCTCCTAATCCACCCTATTTAGGTAGTATATGTTCCACCATCTAGAATGGCACCGTCCTTGATATTTGCTAGAGTGTTCTTTAACAACTCATGTCCACCAGCAGTCGAACCATCATGCACTCTTATCGTATTGTTTGTAGTGTCTATGGTAATCTCCGCTTCAGCGCCCGTAAAGGTATTGTGTTGGGTGGAAGTACCTCTTCTCAGTTTGACTCTTGCTGCCATCAGATGCTCCCATAATCGATCGAGTTGTACTCAAAAACATTGTCGGTAATAAGACCATAATCTAAATCTGCGTTTTGATTTAGGCGAACGACCGCGACACCTGGAGTTGTTGTGGTATCAACAACGAAATCCCCGAAGATGGTGTCCGCGAAAGAGATGGTCGTCACCCCCGCATCCGCCCCACCATCATTTACTGCGACTCCGCCGAGACCAACAACTGTTCCGTCGGTCTTTTTAGAGTAAATTTTCTTGTCTACTAAATTAACAGCGAGTTCGCCAATCGCTAGATCTACACCAGTTGGTGCTGCTCCAGGAGTCTCACTACGCTTTATCTGTACTATTGTCGACATCTAAATCCTCTTCCCCGATAGAATACTCTTCAGAGGTGCCAAACGCCAAACTGCCTTCAAGGTCAACATAATTCCCATTGGGTTTTGGTTGATTCTTTTCGTGCTCCAGAATTTGATTTTTCTGCGTAAGATCTGCTACCGTTTCATTTGCCATGGTAAGTTGTGTACTCAGCATGATATTATCAAGTGTTAACGCCTTCAGTCGTTCTGCAAGATTGGCAATATACGAGTTAATAAATTTTGTTTGGTCCATTATGTATCTCCACAAAGTTGGGGTGGGATTGTCCCACCCCATTCTTATCTATTTATTAGTATGTTCCACCGTCGATATTACCGAACGAAGGAGCAGCACCTGAACCACCAGATAGAAGAACTTGACCCGCAGTTCCCGCAGCGGTAACTCCGAGCGCAGAAGTACCATTACCGAACATAACACCGTTAGCAGTAAACGTTGCCGCACCAGTACCACCGTTTGGAACAGTGATTGCTGAAGCAAGCGACGAAACAGTTCCGCCTTCAAGGTTAGCAACAAGAGTAGCAATGGTGTAACCAGTTGCCGCTGTGTTAACAGTTGTGGTTGGAGCAGCTTGTGAATCCTTGAAGAGTCTCCACTTACCGTCCGAAGCATCGCGGAAGATACCTGAGTAAAGGTCTAGCGAACCGCTGGTATCATACATACCGAACAGACCGATGTCAACTGCGTCGGTTGCATTGTTGTCGTTACCAACGAATACGAGAGGATCGGTAACAGTTAGAGTTGTCGAGTTAACAGTAGTTGTTGTTCCCGAAACTGTTAGGTTTCCTGCAACAGTAACGTTAGCACCCGAAAGTGTAAGAGCAGTAGTTCCGTCAGATGCCTTAATGTCATTACCACCAACAGTTAGATCACCAGCAACAGTAACGTTAGCACCGTCAAGTGTAAGGGCAGTAGCAGAAGATGACTTAATGTCATTACCAGTTACGGTAAGATCGCCAGCAACAGCAACGTTTGCACCGTCAAGTGTAAGAGCAGTAGCAGAAGATGACTTAATGTCGTTTCCAGTAACTGTTAGGTCACCAGCAACCGAAACATCCGCACCCGAAAGAGTGATAGAAGTAGTTCCGCCATTTGCCTTAATGTCGTTACCACCAACTGTTAGGTCACCAACAAGAGTAACGTTTTCTGTAAGAGCAACAGTTACACCAGCATCTTCAGAACCTGAACCTGTGATAGTAACTTGGTTTGCAGTTCCAGCAACAGTAGCAACATAGTTACCAGTTGTGTCGGTTCCAAGAGCAACCGAGTTGGCAGCAATCGAGGCAACACCTGATTCACTGATTGTAATGTCGCCAGAAACGGCAGCATAGATGTAATCGCCAATATCTTCAGCAGTAATCTTCTTGTTTGCAGTTGCCGAAGCATCATAAACAAGGAATTCGTCTGCATCAGCAAGTGATGTCAGAGCAGTAGCACCAGTAATATCAGCAGCGATAGCAACTTGGTTGTCTGAAACTGTTGTCTTAACACCGGCTGAACCAGCAAAAGTCAGAGTTCCGCCAGTTGTGAAGGTATCTGTATTAGGAGTTCCTTGGTTGTCACTTAGTGTGAACGAGGACGAAGCCGGTGACGAGAATGCGAGTTGACCTGAACCGTTTGTGGTAAGGATCTGACCGTTTGTACCGTCTGCGGTTGGAAGAATCAGAGTAAGATCAGCGGCAAGAGTATCTGGTGCCTTTAGAGTTACTTTGTTGGAACCGTTATCTGTTCCTTCAGCAAAGGTTGCTTTACCACCAACTGATGATGTTGCGTCGATAAGACGAGCATCAACCTTGTCTGTGAAATATTTACCACCGACTGCGTGAATTGCGGCACTTCCGCCTTCTACCGATTCGATGTAAAGTTTTGCACCAGCGCCGCTATTGCTGGCGTCTT